CCAGCAGCTTTGTTAGAGGTGCACCAGAGTGGTAGCCCTTCTTTTTGTCAGAGCGTTTTGGTGTGAAAACCTTGCCAGGTACATAGCAATATTTGGAGCTAATTTTTTCTTCAAGATTTTTAGCCTCGCATGCGAGTTCTTCTCGAACCCTTATTGCAGCTTGCATATCAAACTTGAAACCAGATGCTTCTTGCTGGGCCATCAGAGACGCCATTCGCATTTCTAGTTCTACATAATCATTGTTTTTAATCATGAGTTGTCCTCCAAGTTAACTGATTGATCAAGGAATCTTTTGAAATATTCAAGTATTAAAGTAGGGTCATCCATTTCATAGAGGCTATTTATATAGTCATTTGATATAGATGTTTCTAGATATGTCTGAGAATTTATGCATTCATCTATGATCTCGTTCCTTGTTTCTTCACATAATTCATGTAACAGCATAAGTTTCCATCCTGCGCTGCATAAGTTGGTAGAGCTTGTAAGTAACTTGAGTGTCCTGTACGCAATAGGAGAGCATCTCAGGTGTGTATGTTTCCCAAGCTCCACCTTGCTTTGCGAAGGAGCCCTTAAAGCATTTGAGTCGATACCCCCAGGCTTCTAAGGAGTGGCGTCCGTATAGTTTTTGCGGCATACCGTCAGGCCTGCGTTCATAATCTCGATCAATTACGTGTGGGTAGAACAACCTGCTGAGTACCAGCGTGTCTATTAGTTCGCCTTTGAATTCAAAATCAGGGAATTGCTCCTTGATTAGGGGTATATCGAAATTGATTATGTTGTGGCCGATAAGGGTATCAGCACGTTCTAGTTGCTTGATGCCTTGAATAATTGCGCGTTCAGGTTTGTAGTCAAAGACACTAAAGTTCTCTGCATCATTGACATCACGGGCAACTATGCAGTGAATGGTTGAACCTACACGTAGTAGGCCGGTGCTTTCTAAGTCAAACAGTAGTTGTGTTGTCATCTTCGTCTTGGATATCGGTAACGTCTTGTGGATCAAATTCGTCTGGTTTGAACGGGTCAGTGTTGGTGTAGAGGTCGTCATCAATTTTTTTAGAGCGAGTGTTTTTGTTAACTGTGAAACGTTGATCTTCATCTACAAACATTGGCTCAATAGCCATGCATAGTTCTCTAGCTAAACGAGCAGCTCTTCTGAATTCATCCTTGTAATAAGGCTCCCATTCATGGGCTAGTACCATTATCTTTTTGACACCCATTAAATAACTCTGAAAGACAGAAGCACTAAATGGATAGCGAGTTGAATAGATAACAGAACCTGTTAAAGGTGTGCCACGTTTAGATGCAGTTGCTATCGCGTATGTGAGACAGTCAATTTCGACCTTGGATGCAGTCAAAATACTGCGGCCATCACCAACAATCTCACGATCACGTACAACTACACAACCACCACTTGTAGGATGGCTAGATGCTTTAGCAACAGTTTGTGCAATTTCCATGAAATATTGTTCTTTATTTTTGATGTAGGTTGGATCACCTTTAGGGCTAGTCATATCTCACATATAAGCTTATTTATTACTATATTAGGTAGTGAAAGAGTTATGTGCGACTACATTGATTATGAATTACGGAAACTTCAACAAAAGATTTGATGAAAATGATTGGTACGATCCAGACTCTAGATGGAGACTTGTTGATCCTAAGGGTAAAGAAGGGATAACAGTATTAGGAGAAGAGCCTCCTATTAAATATCCAACTACTGAAAAGATGAAGTATCTAGAGAACAGTATCATCATTGATAGGGAGGCCATGGCAATAGAAGAGCTTGAAGCTAGTAAGAAAGATAATGTCAACAGCCCTACTCATTACAAACAAGGTAAGAGTGAAGCTATTGATATCATCGAAGATGCAATTAAAGGTGCACCTGATCCGACACTTGGATTACTCCACGGTCAGATTTTGAAGTATCTATTGCGCTTATGGCACAAGGATAATTCTAGGGAGGATGCATCAAAGGCTCGTTGGTATTTGAATCGTTTGATCGAAAAGCTCTGATGGATACACAAGGCACCTCATCCAAGCAATTAAAACTAAATGAACTCAGCTTTGTTGTAGAGCCACAAAATCCAGCATCAATACCCTTTAGGCCATTCACTAATAAGATCTTCACAGTTGAAGAAAGGGATGAACTAAAGGAGATCATCAGAGAAGTCTTGAGAGAATTACTCTCCAGTTAGATCTTCCTCCAGCAGATCATTGGCTTCCTTTAGTTTGTTCAGCCACTCCTCCTCTGTCCAGTTGTTTACGCCTAAATCAATTGCACGTTGGTCGTGCTCATCCCATTCAATAGAGAGCGTGTTGGTCTCTTCGTTGTAAGCGACCTCCAGTCTCAACGGTGTTGTCTTCTCTGTCTTCATGATTTAAGCTCCCAATCATTTTTGTCATCATATTTAAAGTACATCCGTCTATTACGGCGGATGATTTGATCTTCTGTGTAGTCCTTTTCCATAACCGTTATGATAGTTAAACAAGAGAAAAGAATCTCTTGTGCTGTGATAAAGGCACCGATAGGTGCCCTAACATCGCTGGAAAAATAGATAATTCCCCCTTATCTCTAAGTTCTCATGTTCTTGAATGTGTGGTAGAAGTTGTTCATAGACTATATCCGTATCGTGTACTAGGTGGGTGAAGTAGACAGAAATACCGTCAGCAAGTTCAGGTTCAAAAGGTACATACCATGCATAAGGGATGAAACATTCCCACGGCTCAAGATCTTGAGAGATCCAACTGTTCAGTTCCTCTAGGCGCTGAGCAGTTTTTATTATGTGAGCTTCCTGTGCTTCTGTGTGCGGCAAGAAACAGAGGTCTTCTCCATACAGCTTCAAAGCGTGTTGCCACATTAATGTTCCATCCTTATGGATGAGACGATATGGATGCACACAAGCACCGGAAGGTAAGTGGTAGAAATATTCTTTCGCAATATGCTTAGACATTAAAGATTACCTTTCTGCTCTTCGTAATATTCAAGATCTTTTTGCCAGTTATCTCCCGCGTACTCGTTGAATATGATTCGACCAATATCACGGAAATAACTATAGAACAGACTAAGCTTATCGATTGATTCCATGGCCACATCAGTAGGTGGGCCATAGACAATTAAGTTCCACGTAGACGGACATACAGGATCAAAGCCTTTAGGAGTAGCTCTTAGCTGCTTGATTCGTTTGAATGGTATGCAGATTGGATAGTCCCAGATAACAGGCGCTGCACGTAGTAGTTCAGAAGCACTGCTAAAGAAGATAAAGCTATTAATGTAACCATTACGGTATTCATTGATAGTTTTATTTAGCCAGATGCGGCTATTACGAACAGCACCTTTAGGGGCTACCCATACGTTGCCGTGCCAGTGTTCTTGGAGTGGATTCACCTCGATAGAGGGTACCGATGTAGCGTTTACTAAAGCCTGTTGTACAGGGTCAGAAGTGGGGTCAAAATCGATTCCGCCCATAACTTCACGAGCCCTTTCTATGATCTGTGGAGTTGGATATAGCGGTAGTTTTAAACCTTCGGTACTGAGTTTATCCGCTAAATTGAGCTGCGAGCGCTCGGAGGCTATCTTGGCTCCCACCTGCCTCAACTGCAAATGTTCTTGTTCCAGCATCACTAAGTAGAGTTATAAGTACATGTGTAGACCAGTCATTTTCATCTACTTTTTCAAGTAGCTGACGTAACATCTTTGTAGTTTCCTCATCTTCCATCTGCTCTGATTGAACAATGTCATGACCAAGGTCATCCCCTGACATAAACGTTGTACTACCATTGACTAGATTAATGACGAGTACTCCAGCACCATGCTTCTCAACACCATTAGTAGCGATATTGATTAGATCGGTAAGGATCAACTCCGCAGTTGCAGTAAGGAATTTCTGCTCCTGTTCCTTATCATCTCCGAATTTATCGGACTTAATAAGTTCTTGTAATAGATCTGTTCGACGTGACATAATTAAATGACTCTCTAATAAGGATAAGTGTTATTTATGATAAATGTGGATATAGCATTTATCAGCACTAGTATGTGCGAAATCTGCACAAGTAGTACAACGTGCAACCCAAGCATCTAGGCCCTGACTGCGGACTTCATCAAGACATTCGCTGAACTCTTCTGATTCCAATACAGGTGGTTCTGATGAAGCACATCCTGTAAGTAATGCAAGTAGCAGTAAAACATACGGCATTAGTATTCATCATCAGTTTCATCGATAGTGTCAGCAGCATCACCGTTATCAACAGGTGCTCTATAAAGCCCTGGTTCATCGGGTTCAGTTTGTGATACATGGCGTCCAGCGAGCATGTCAGTCATTACTGCCACGAAGCGTTCGCCATATTCAGTTTCTGGATTAAGCAGCATTCGAGCACGAGCATCGATATCTTCTGATTCATCTTCCCTGAGTTGTTGTGTTTTCATATGCTCTTCCATTACATACTCTTGGACCTGTTGCTTAAGAGTGTGTAATTGGCAAGCCAGTTCAAAGCTTTCGATATAACTGTCTTGATCGACAAAGACACCGATATTCTGAGGTATTAAATGAAAGGGGTTACAGCAGTACTTCTCACCGCATGTAGTTTTAACTGAGGTGTAGCCGAGATCTCCCCAGCTGAACCACATAGCCACACGTTGTGGGTGGTGCTGAGTTGAAGAGCTGATGCCGTGCCGACGCCAGGCAAATTGAGGCTGCTTGGTACGGTTGTTAATACAGCCATCCCATAACCAGCATTCATCAGGTGCTCCTATATCAACTTGGCTCCAAAATTTTAGAGCCTTAATTCGATTCTTCTTAAGTAAAGAGTCAATATTGAATGAGATCCGGCCTTCTCTTGCTGCTGCAACACATCTCACACATGCTTGATGACTATCAAATCTCATTGAATGAGAAGAGAATCTTCCAAGAGAATGACCTGTATAAAGACAGAGTTCACCCTCTTCTGCTGTGTTAGATAATATTAGATTCCGCCGCCCATAAGGGCCGGGTGTTGATGATGGTTTAGCTTCAGCCATTATTTAAAATTCGTTTTCAGGGCGTACATACTCGCCACCTAGAGCTACATATTGCTCAATTTCTGGAAGTGCATCAATCTGTTGATTGATTACATATTCATAACGAGTACTATTCTCATACTTTATACGAATAAGTTGGGACCTGGGGGTGTAATACTCAGGCCTGCCCACTACAAGTGCAGTGAGATTATTACTGAGTACACGGACGCGAAGTCCAATTGTGATGTCTTTTGCTAACATTATCTGTTTCCTTTTGTTTGAATTGAATATGAATTAGAAGTCGTTCAGGATGTGATCTTCAGGTAATGGATCATCTGGTGATCTACGCCAAACACGTACACCTTTTGTCTTACCATTAGCATCTCTTTTAGATGTGCTATGTCGACGCCAACCCATCGTCTGCAGAACATCTGCAACGCGACGAGATTCACGCCTGCCTTGCTGCCTTGTATCTATATCCAAGGCCTCAGTAAGGATCTGAGCTGTAGTTGTTTCTACTCTTAATGCAATGAATGTGCAGATCTTATCTAGCCATGGATCAGGATCTCCAAACTCTTGTATATAAGAAGAAATTTGTGCTATCTCACCACTAGAGAATTCATAATTTTCTCTGTTGCGGTAGTCAATTACAGCTGAAGCCCATAATGAATCACGTTCTTGAGCTAGTTTTTTCCATGGCACTTGGAAACCAGCTCCAATCTCCAGTGGTACAAAGCGTCGGTTACCCGTGCTATCTACCAGAAATTGGTTGCGATTGGTGGTTCCAATCATTACAAAGCGTCTTGCTAATTTAGTCGGCAATGACGCATAAGGATATCGAGTTTCATCGACACGAGCAGTAATGAGATTTTTAAAGTTCTCAATATTTTTGACATTGAAATAGTTATCAACCTCAGGCAACTCAAGTACCCAAGCTACATGCAATCTATATTGCTCTTTAGTTAGTGTGTCTAGAGGTGTTGTAATCTCTGAGAACAATTTTTCAGGAACAAGATTCCTAGCAAACATTGATTTACCAACGCCTTGTGCACCAACCAAAATTGGTAGCCAAGACATCGTGCAGCCAGGGTCATAACCTCTAGCTACAGCTCCAATCAGCATCCGCTTCATTGTCATTGTTGCCAGCGGGTGATTATTGCCTAGGAAGATTTCACCAATACGGTCCCAATCATCATGAGGCTTAGAATTGGCTACGCATTTATCGAGATAGCTTTTAATAGGGCAATAGCTATTGAGAGCTGCAGCATATTGAATAGCTGCCTTAATGCGTTGTTCTGGGATAAAGACACCGTGTTCACAGGCAAGTTTTGTTGTCATCAGATCAAGGTCCATGCCTTGCAGGATGACTGTTGTACCAAGTCGATCGGTATATTCCAGAGCAGCAGTCAATTCATTTTTACGTAAATCAGCAAAGATATCTTTTACTGTATTGACATCTTGCTCTCGTTCTTGAGCTGCGTCATTACTGTCCCGCCTAGGTCTACCACGACGCCTTACTTGAGACGAATCTGGTATAGGTTCAGGTTCAATATTCATTGATTCTCCTTTTGCAATTGATATAACATCATCGAAACTAATAACTGGATCAGTTTCTGTATAGCCAACAGCACAACCAGCAGCACCAAATCTTAAATGAGCTGGCAGCTGATTAGTCCAAGTTGGATCTTGTCTTTTAGCTAATGAATATAGCTTAGCTGGTCCACTGTAGTTACCAAGGCCTCGCCATTTATAAGCTTGAATGTTTTCATCCTTACTTCCATGGTGACCTCGCATTACCCAGTCAACCCAATCATCAAAGAGAGCCTCTCCGATGGCCGCACAAGCTGCCATAACAGGCACGTAGCGGGTTTCATACTCACCATCTTCTGATGGTGTTATGAAGTTACGTAGTAGCCATTGACAGCGATCAACATCCTTTTGAGATATATCAGACTGCACGAATTCAATATTGTCTTCATAGTCAATATCAGTTAAAAGGAATTCTGGTACTAAACCATTGTTGGTTTGTACAACAGCATTCGTATTGCCATACCAAAGCCTCTCAGGCTTTTGACCACAGTTGTCCTTGAGCACGTCAAGACCCAGCTCTACTAGTAATCGATTAACGACTAACCAGTAAGCAGCCCTATGTTGGCCTGTGGACTTTAGTTCAATCTCTAGAGGGAACAGAGCACGGAAGCGGTGCTCGGTTTCTGTGTGACTAGCTGAGGTATAGGTTGCACCACACCAGTTGGTTGCGGTGTCTGTAGCCCAGAACTTCTCAAGCGTTGTATCACCATCGACGTCAACAACAATTAAGTTGCTGCCTGATGCATTCTCTGTTAATCGGTGATGGTCAATGAAGTGAGTAGCAGACCAGCCAAAGCCAGCCTTTACCCAGCCTATTAACCAATCAATATCTTCTAATATATTGGACCAACCTGTTGCAACTTTTTGAGGGTTGCTTTTATTTATACAGCGTTTATTTACTGCAATCTTTAGTTTCATTGGAAATATTAAAATTTAAACTTATTTGATGTTCTGGTTCATATGTATGGTTGTCTTTACCCTTGCGGACTTCGACTACATAAATAGTTCCATCTGGACGTTCGTGGATGAAGTCCGTTGTGTGTGGATCATATAGAACCATACTTATGACTTCATCCTTACTCACTTTCAGCTGCGTGGAATTGTTCAGCACGCTTAAGAAAGCGAGCTTCGTTTAAATCCATCTGATCTGAATCTATGAATATGGCTTGAGTTTCCTTCTCTGTTGAGACGATGATCAAACCAACATCACACTTATAACCTGTTCGCTCCTCCAGTGCGAGCCTATATGCAGCCATCTGCTGAGCACATTTGAGATATTTACGCCAACCTCCAAAACCCATGCGATCGCCCTTGTCAGGGAAGCGATTCATGTAAGGGCCGTTTGACGTTTTGAAGTCAGCGATCACTTTGACGCCGCCTATTTCACCAATTAAATCTGGACAACCTGCGTATAAATGCTCTGTTGACCACACATATGAAACCTCTTTATCGTCAGAACGTAGATGGTACCAGTCTGATCTCAATGGCCGTTCAGACCAATGAATCTCCTCGAACCATTCCAGATAATCTGACATACCGTTCCAAAAATCCTGGTAATCAGGAGGAC